TTATGTATTAACCTTATGCACTAATTGTATTTTATCCTCAGAAGATTTTTCACAAGAAGTTTTTTTTCTATTCAGTGTAAAGGTATCTTTTTTTTCATATATTATTTCCCCTTCTTTTTTTATACTTAATACCCCACTAAAATTAAACATAAATTAAGACTCCTTTCCGAAATCGAACATGTGTTCAAATATATTTTAATATCTTTTAATAAAATTTGCAAGTTTATATAATTAAATTACTTTATGTGAAAATTATTACATACTTATTTTGAAAATGTAATTGTCTGTATACAGAATTTTAGGACAAGTATTTACTTTTTTAGACAAAATAAAAAACTAACAAACATATATGAATTTCATGTAGTTATAAACATAACATTATGAATACATATATATTTGTTAGTTTTGCATATTTGTATTTTAATTTTAAGTAATTAATTTTTAGAATATTTTATTTATCGGGATTGAAATCGAAGCCAGCTTCTTTTAATTTTCTAGATATCTCAGCTTCTTTTTCTAATTCTTTATTTCTTTCTTCTAATTCCTTAATATAATTTATCATTTGTTCTCTAGTTATGCCATTTGGAAATATGCTCTTATCTAATTCAAACTCGTAATTACTTCCATCTATATTAGCTTTAGAAATTATGCCATTTCTATTTTCAGATCTTCCTAAAATATAATCTACGGAGCAATTAAAGAAGTCAGCTAACTTAGATAAGGTAAGAGTATCGGGAATTCTGTTACCATTTTCCCAATTGGAAACTGTTTGTTTTGATACATTTAAAAATTTTGCCAATTCAGTTTGATTTAAATCTTTTCTTAATCTTTCACATTTTAACCTATCTTTTATTTCTGCCAACTTTTTCACCCCTCTATTTATACTATATTATAAACCATATGTTGACTTTTTAAAACTAATGTAAACTATAAGAATATTTTTTAAAAAAATGATAAAATCCAGTTGAAAGTATTCTTAGTGTTGACTATAATAGAAATATAAATAGTATTCTTATAGTTTACTTAAAAACAGTTATTAAGGGGTGAGCTTTATGACAACAGCAAAAAAATTAAAGGCTTATAGATGCTTAAGAGGGGCAAGGCAAGAGGATATAGCAAGATTAATAGGGGTATCTCTAAATACTTATAATTTTAAAGAAAATGGTAAGAAATCTTTTACCTTAAATGAGGCTAAGATTATATCAGATTTTTTTGATACTACCATAGATGAACTTTTTTTTAAAAGAAATAGTAAACTTTAAGAATACTTGCAAATTTATAGTTTAATATTGAGAGGAATAAATCCTAAGGAGGAATCCTCAAGTGGCAGTAATAAAAACAAAAGAATACAGAATAATGAGAAACCTATCTATTTCAAAATTGAGTTGTAAAAGTAAAATAGCTAGAAGTTATATTACAGAATTAGAAGAAGGTAAATATGGGAATCCAGGGCTAAAAGTTATTTGTAACTTATGCAAAGCACTACAAATTACACCAAATGAATTGATAGATCAAGAACTATGGAGGTGGTGGTAAACATAGTAAATCAATAATTATTAAAGAAGTATAGAAAAACTATATATAAATTATGGATTGATTCAATTATAGAAAAATTTTATTTTGTATACTATGGATAAAAAAGAAAGTGGTGATATGTTGGCAGAAGTTAAATGGATAAAGATAACAACTAATATGTTTGATGATGAAAAAATAAAATTAATAGATGCTATGCCAGAAAGAGATACTGTCCATTACATTTGGATAAGGCTTTTAGTTCAAGCAGGTAAAACAAATGCAAATGGATATATTTTTCTAAATGATAATGTTCCATATACAGAAGAAATGCTAAGTACAATTTTTAATAGGCCATTAAATAGTTTAAGGTTTGCATTAAAAGTACTTAAGGACTTTGGCATGATACAGATACAAGAAGATAAATTAATAAGAATAACTAACTGGTCCAAACATCAAAATATAGAAGGCATGGAGAAAGTTAGACAACAAACAAGGGAAAGAGTAGCTAAACATAGAGCTAAGAAAAAAGAACTATTGGAAGAAACTAAAAGACATGGTTGCAAAAATAATGACAATAGAAAAAGTATAATGTTACATGAAACGTTATGTAACGGCAGAGATATAGATATAGAAGATATAGATATAGAAATAAAAGAAGATAGAAAGAGTGATATTAGAAAAAATTTAGATAAAATTAATGAAGCATATTTTAATACTTTTTATAGGCAAATAAGTGCCACTTATTTAAATCAAGTATTAAAAGTCATGGCTAAAGAAGATTATACTGATTTATTAATATATGCATTAGATATTACAAAAAAAAGAGAACAGGAACAGGGCAAAATAAAAGGATTTAAATATACAATGTCAATCTTGGAAAGCTGGATAAATAAAGGATATAAATTACCACAAGATGTAAAGAAAAACGAGATAAGTAAGAAATGGAGAGAAGGCGAGGTATATGAAACAAGTAGGAGAAGCTTTGGAGAAGACCTTAAAAAGCAGGGAATTGGATTATAATATTACTGGTGAAAATGAAAGAGTTGAAATATGTTCTGTATGTGGAGAAGCTATTGAAAAGATTACTTATATTCCAGGGTTAAATAGGTATATAAAAGGTCCTGTAATGTGCAAGTGCAAAAGAGAATCTCTAATGGCAAAAGAGAAAGAAAAAATAAATAAAGAAAAGCAATTAAGATTAAAAAAGATTATTAAAAATAGTTTAATAGATGAAAAATTTAGAAATAGTAAATTTAAAAATTGGGATTTTACTAAAGGTAATGACAAAATGTATAAAATAGCTAATAAATATACTAAAAAATTTGAAAACATGAAAAAAGAATCTGTAGGACTTTTATTATATGGTTCTCCGGGAAATGGTAAGACCTATAGTGTGGCATGTATAGCAAACTTTCTTATAGAGAAAATGTTACCAGTTATATGTGTAAATGCAGATAGCTTATTAAATAGAATTAAAGACACATATAAAAAATCTGGAAAAGAAGTAGAAGAAGATATATTGAGAGGATTAGATAATGCAGATCTATTGATAATAGATGATTTGGGAACAGAACAGGATACAGAATGGACTAGAACTAAAATCTATAATATTTTAGATAGTAGATATAGGAATGGATTACCACTTATAATTACAACAAATTTATCTCTTATAGAACTTAAAAATAGATATGAAAAGAGGACATACTATAGAATTTTAGAAATGTGTACTCCTATTTTAAATGATGGTAAAAATATAAGGGAAGAAAAAGCTAAAGAGAAAACAGAAATATTAAAAGAATTATTGAAATAAGAATATTGATTGTCTTTAGTAATATAATAGAAAATTAAGTATGATGGAGGTATAAGATGTCAATTGTATTAGTTAAAGAAATAGAAAATAAATATTTTGAAGAGATAGAGTCATTTAGAAAAGAAAATGCAGTATTAAAGATTTTATTAAAGGAGTATGTAAAGAAAAGCATAGATTATGAGAAATTATTAAAGGAAAGTATAAATTTATTAGACAAACATCAAGAGGAATTAGAATTTTTAAGAGTTGGAAAAAATAGATGGACGGACGAAGTGGTTAAGCATTACTTTACAATAAAAGATTTACAAAAAGCTTTAGATATTGTGGGAAAAGAAATAATGATATATGAGTTAAATAAAAACAATAAAGAAATGTAAAAAAGTATATAAAATTCAAACCAAAAGGCATTTCTAAAGGCCTTTAAAGATATCAAAAAATAGCATTATAGTTATAAGAAAATATATTAAAGAATTATTATAGGAGGTTAGATATGTTGGATAAAAAATTATATATAAAAACAGAAGAAAGATTGTATAGGTATTTTAGAAGTAAAAAAGAATTGAGTAAATTAAAAAATAGAGTCAAGCATCTTTCTAATAGAATAGAAATTATAATGGATAAAATTAAAAATAATAACGTGACATTAGAAGAAGAATCTAGAAGTAGAACATATGATGAAATAGTACAAACTTCTAGCAATGGGACAAGCTATGCGGAGAGAGAGCTAATAAGACAAATAGAAAGATTAGAGATAGAACTAGGAGAAAAAATTAAGAAGAAAGGAAAAGTAGAATATAAAATAAGAGAAATAGAAGAAGAAATATCCGTAATGGAAGATAATCTTTCATCATTAAATGAAGAGAATAAAAAATTTATAGAGTTAAAGTACGGAGAAAATAAAAGTGTAGATTGGATAGCTGTAGAAATGTTTGGAAGAGCAAGGAGTACAGCTTATAGAAAAAAGAATGAATTAGTAGAACATGTAGCACAATTGAATAATCTTATAGTATAAACAGAGTTCTTGGCTTCAGAGGGAGTTTTTACTCCCTCTAAAGCTTATTAACAGACTTCTAAGGAGTTTTACTCCTTAGAAGTCGTTATCCTTTAGGGAAAATCGTTATCCAGGGACGTACCCGCTCTTTACTCCCACTTTGAAAAAGATGGGAGTATTAGAGCGGGGAGTCATCGGATAAAAATATTTTGGGACAAAAATGAGACAAAGTTGGGATAAATAAAGTATTCAAATGAAATATAATAGTATTATAAAAATAGCAGAGGTTTTATTGTATAAAACAACTGTAAAGTATTCATTAAAAAATAAATGGATATTATGAAATCAAATTAAAATTTACAGCTTTTAAGAGTAAGCTAAAAAACTGAATAATTTGAACTAAAAATTTTATCATCCTTAAATAATGCATTAGATTTGCAAAATAAGTTTTAATTCTTATAACTTCTTATAAATAAAGTTATAAATTAAGGCTTTTATAAAATCTAATGCTTATTTATTTCAAGAAAACTTAAAGGTTGTACAGTAAGCATAGGAGGTGAGCTATATTCAATAATTTATCATAATGAGGATGATTTAAGGTTATGTAATAGGCTGACTAAATAAATGATTAAACTATTGTTAAAAATATTTGCAGAAGAATTAGTAACCTTAAACAAATAAAATTTAATTGAGGAAGGTGAGAAAAAGTGAGAACACCTTTAGAGATTTTGAAATTTAATTTACAAGAAAAACAGTATCCTTATTTTGAGGATAAAGAGCTAGAATTGCTACTAGAAATCAATAATAATGATGTAGAAAAAGCAAGTTATAAAGGGTGTATTCTAAAAGCAATTGCAGATGATGGAATAGAAGTTGCAGATATAAAGTTACAAAGTAATAGAGCCTATTGGTTAACCCTAGCGGAACATTTCAAAGAAGAGCAAAAGATTCTAAGGAATCAAACCTCTATGGAAAGAGTTGATGAACATTAATGAATAACATAAATAGGGCAAAAATAAGCAAAAATATATATGAACAGCTAGAAAAAAGAGATTTATTAAGAGAAATAAAAATATTAAGAATAGATAAAAATGCTTTTGAAGAAAAACTAGATGAAGTATATGTATGCACTATAAAAGGATATTATTATAAAAATAATAGTAATATAATTACAACTTCTATAGAGGGATTAGAAGTTAATAATTTGTATAATGACAAATTATTAATTAGTTATAATGATGTAAGCTCTAAAATACAAAAAGATGATTATTTTATATTAGATGGAACTAAGTATGAAATAGTTGACACAGGGAATATTCAAAACCTAGTATTTGATATGATATTAAACAGGGTGTGATGATATGAGAGAACTTGAAGTAAATATAGATGGTATTATTGATGGATTATCTGAATTTGAAACTCAATCTAAGACTGCTATAAGTAGGTATGCAGATATTGCTGCAAAGAAACTAGAAGAAGATGCTAAAAAAAATGCACCTTGGAAGGATCAATCAGGTAAGGATATTGAAACAATTAAAGGTGGAAAACAGTGGAAAGGCGATAAGTGTAATATTTATATTACTGGAAATGAGGATTACTATCCGTCTTTAGAGTTATGTAATGATAAAAAATATGCAATATTAAAACCAACTATAGATAAACTGAGTCCACAAATACTTAAGGGGATGAGTAATTTATTTGGGAAGTGATGTAAATGTCTAAATTTAATTACAAGGTTCCAGGGGATTGCATACAGCAAGATATAATTAATAATGTTATACCAGAAACTTTATGGCAAAAGGTATATTTATATTTAAAGAAATTAGGATATAACGTGTATGCTCCTGGACAAAAGAGAAACAAATGTACAGAAAGCTATGTAGTTATAAGGGAAAATGGTGTCCATGCCTTAGTTGGAAATATATCTGGTTATAAACTATTTGATATTATAGTCTATAGCCCTATGGACCAATATTCCACTATGGAATTTTATGTAGAGAATTTAAAAGAAGCTCTAAAAAAAATAGAAGATCTTAGGCCTACAGGGAATGAAACACCAAGCATTATAGATTATGATGTACAAGCCTATACTACAAGCATAGAATATCAACAATTTAAAAGTTTAAGGAGGTAATTTAATGACAAATGGAAAAACTTTAGTTAATGTTGTGAAAGTTAATTTTATTGATGAGGTAACAAATACAAAACATACAATAGAAACAAGTAATGAAATAGATATAGAACCTATAAACAGTAAAGGTAAAAGAGACATATTAAGGATTAAAAATAAAATTTATGGAATAAATGAAACAGATGATATTGTTATAGGTTATAAGTTAAAAATGAAGGACAATCTATTTAATATAGAAACTATGGCTTTAATAGATGGAGGAACTATACAAGATAATAAATATTGTGGAACAGAAGTAGGTATAGCAGTAGAAAGACATCCATTCACTATGGAAATATTTACAGAGGAAAAAGACTATTCTAGAACCACAGGATATGTTAAGTTCGTGTATAAGCATTGTAAAGGTAAGCCAGCTAAATATAAAATTCAAGATGGAAAATTTCTAGTGTCTTCATATGAGGCTGAAAGTATACCATTTAGAAATGAAAAACCTGTAGAAATAGAATTTATAAATAAATTAGAAGAAAATAATAATGGACAAAAGCCAGGAGAATCTACTCCAATTGAAGATATAGGAGTAGAAGGTGGAGAAGTAGAAAATAAAAACCCAGATGTAGGGGTAAGTATAACTAACAGGATAGTGTGGAGTTTTTCAAATCAAATTAATCAAGATGATGTTAACTTAGAAAACTTTATTATAAAGAGAAAATCTGATAATTCTAGAGTAAATGGAAATGTAACTATAGATGATACTAAGAAAATAGTGACATTTGTACCTGATTCTTTAGCAATAGATACAGTTTATATTGCTGAAGCTAAAGAAATAAATAAATTAGATGGAAGTGGTAAAACCACAGCATTATCCACAGAATTTAAAACAATAAAAATTAGATAGTGAGGGTATAACAAATGGATTTAAAAGTAACTAATATAGAAGATTTAAAAAAAGTAGCTCAAGGTGAAGTGATTCAGCTACCACAATTTGGGCAAGGGATACCTTTTAATGCTAGAGTTAAAAGAGTATCTCTTTTAAATTTGGTAAGAAAAGGAGTTGTACCTAACAAGTTATTGAGTGCAGCAGAGGAATTATTTTATGGTAAACAGAGTTCGAAAGAGAATGTTGACTTAACACAAATGACAGATGTTATGTATATTATGGCTGAGAATGCACTTGTAGAACCTTCTATAGAAGATTTAAAAAGTGTAGAATTAGAGCTTACAGATGAACAAATAGTAGCATTGTTTAATTATACACAGGAAGGTGTTAGTGAATTAGACTCCTTTCGTGAAGAGTCAGAGAATACTGAGTGTAATATCAATAAGTAAACAATATAGACAAAGGCCTAGTGAAATTATAGGATTGACTAATGATTATGAAGCCTTTTGCTTTGATGAAGCCTGTGTTTATATATTAAATGAGATTAGTAAAGAAGATGCTAGAGAGCCTAAGTTTATAGATGGAGATAGAACAAATAAAACTAATAATGAAGATGTTATTCAGTGGTTAAATGCCAATAATAAAAGTTAGCTTTTAACCTTTTGTTTTTTAAACATAAATAAATATTAAAACTATATTATATAAATTTAAAACTAAATAATAAATATAAAGAATATGGAAGATAAGAAATTAAAGTCATAAAAAATTTGGACTATTATTTAAATGAAGTTAGAAAGCTTTTTATTCCCAAAGTTGGGAGGTGAGAAAAAATATGGCAGTAAATGTAGGAGAGGCAGTTGCTCATTTAACATTAGATACTAGTAAATTTAAAACAGCACTTAATGGAGCTGGAAAAGATTTGGAAATATTTGTGCATAAGGTTGAGGAAGAAAAAACTAGAATTGAAAAATTGCAAGAAGCATTAACCAAAGAAGCAGGAACTTTAAGCAAAATAGGAAAATCTATGGAGAAGCCCAGTGCTGCAGCACAAAATCTTTTAAAAACTGGTATGAAAAATACTCTTGCTGAAGAAGCAAAGAGTAAGAACCCAAAAAAGGGCCCTGCTAATATTGCAAAGGGCAATTATGAAAAAATTCAAAAGGATATACAAGCTTCCATAAAAAAAGTACAAGATTCTTTTGCACAATTACAAACATCTATAGTAAAACAGTTGATACCTATATTTAATAATCAATTAGTACCTATATTGAATAATAAATTAATCCCAATATTTACAAAGTTAGCTAATAAAGCAGTAGAATTAATGAATTCATTTAATAAATTGCCTAATCCTGTAAAAAACGCTATTGCAATAATAATTGTGTCAATAGCTGGAGTTGCTAAAACATTTACGGTACTTAGCAAATTAGTAGGTACTATAAATAATGTGATAGGTATATTTGGTAAATTAAAGAAAGCTGGAGGGATATTTGGATTATTAAAGACCATAATAACTTCAAAAACACTTCTAATTTTAGTTGCTATTGCAGCAATAGGACTTATAGTATATGAAGTGATCAAACATTGGGATACTTTGAAAAAATATGCTACCCGGTTTGGAAATTTCATAGCAAATATATTTAAAGGAATAGGTAGAGTTATAAATTCAATCATACAGGGGGCTATTCATGCATTTCAAGGATTTATTAGAATCCTTCAATGGGTAGGTGGAATGGTACACAACATAATAAACGGATGTATAGCAATATTTCGAGGTGTTGGAACTATATTACATGGAATTGTACAAGGTTGGATTAATATATTTCGAGGATTAGGTAATTTAGCAGGAGCACTTTTCAACATAGGTAGAAATATAGTTGAAGGTCTTATAAATGGTATAAGAGCTATGTTTGGAAGAGTAGGACAGGTAATAGGAAATCTAGCTAGTGAAATATCCAGTAGATTTAGAAAATTATTAGGAATAAACTCTCCATCACGTGTATTTGCTGATTATGGTAATTTTATTGGAGAAGGTCTTATACAAGGTATAGATAATCAAGAAAGCGCCATAGAGAATAAATTTAAAGGTATAGCTAATAAAATTAAAGGATTAGGAAATGTAAGACCAAATTTTAATGGATTAAATAATATGTCACTTAGTGGAGCATATGGTGGTACTTATGCATCTCCATATGGACCTAATAACATGAATAAAAGTATGGGACTTACACAGGATATAAAAATGTATGTAACTATACCAAATGCAGATAAAGAAGGGGCTAATAAGATAGCTAATGAATTTAAACAAATGACAGAAAGTTCTATGAAAAATGTTATGACAGGATTATTTATGAATGATGTATTGAGAGATTAGGGGGTGGCTTATATGGACTTAAATAGAATAAAAGATTTTAAAGTAGATTTGCTTTATGAGGATGAAAAAAATACAGGTGGCGTAATAACTAATTATAAGCCACCTCGTCCTGCTTATTTTCGTAAGGGTATTAGAACAGTACAAGGATACACATATTTTGAAAAAAATATTAAAAGTGATTGCATTATTGAATTTACAGTTGCTTTTAATATAAAAGGAGAAAATGATGAGGAGACACAAAGTAATATAACTAAGTTTTTAAACTTTAGAAAAAATTATTCAGGTAGATTCATATTTGTAGATGAATTTGGAATTCAATACAAAGGATATTTACAAAATAAGTTTGAGATAGATACTCCTATCGAAGGTGATATATATTATATAAATTTAGAGCTTTTATGTAATCATGAAGCTAGTGGATGGGTGAAAGATAATGGCAAAGTGTAAAGTAGAATTTTATAAAAAAAATGGCTATCAGGCCTTTGAAAATGGTGATGCCAATAAAATAACATTAGAACATTGTTTAGTGTCAGTGAAAATAAATAGAAATTTAACTACACCTACTGCTGAAGCTACGATTACAGCACAATATGAAAATCTACCTACTGCTATTTTTGCAGGAGGAACGCAAGGTGTAATAGATAATTTTGCACAGGTAAAAATTTATATAGAGGATGTACTTCAATTTACAGGTGTAATTAAAAAATATGATTATAATACACTTGATAAAACAATAGATATGACTTGTCATGATATGTATTATAGAATGTTAAATTTATGTGATAAGGAATTAAAATTTTATAATAAAACCGCAGCAGGTATAATTTCTACTGTTGTATCCGATGCAAAATGTAGTTTTTATAGAAATGGAGGAATTAATTATACTGTACCTAAATTAGAATGTGAAATAGGTACTATGTATAATGATATAATTGGTAACTTAGTAGAAACTATGTATGCTAGAATAAGGGCAAACAAAAACGGTACAATAGTATTAGAAGAACAATATCCTACTTATAATGAATCAAATCATGAAGCAAATCATCATGATTATGTTTTATCTGTTGATACTAATTTATCTAGTGAAACTGCTAGTAGAGATTCTAGTTTAATGAGAAATATATTAAAAATTTGTTGTAATGATAAATATTCTATTTTTGAATCTAAAGCTATGACTAGTTATTTAAATGGCGAAAGATGGGTAGACATAATTGATAATCCATTAGCTAGTACTTCGTTATTAAAACAAAAGGTAGCAGGACATAAATTTTTAGATATGTGGAGAGAGAGTACTGCTTTAAATGTAGTACCAGTAGCTGGAATACCTAACATTGATTTAGGACAAGTAGTTAAATTAGTAAATAATCAAAGAGGTAATGGCTGGTATCTAATTGTAGGAATAAGTACAGAAATAAATGCTGACACATATGTAGATACATTGCAATTACAAGGTATGCGAGATAAAACAAAAGTGTATGATCAATGTATCCAAATAGGCAGTGGAAGATTGAAACAATAGTAGGTGATTAAAATGGCACATATGGGATATAAAAATTTTAGGGAACCAATAGTCTATATTTTAGATCAAGAATTAAGAAAAAGAAATTTCAAAAATCAAATAAATACAAATGAAGATTCAAAATATATTGGGGAATTACCCGAATATCCATGTAGAATAATTAGAGATAGTAATAATAAAGCATATAAATTTATATATGCTAATGGAACAGATATGCAATGGCAAGAAGAACTAATTAGAAATGCAGAAGGTAAGGTATATAGAATTAAAACAACGCACCCTAATAATACAAATAAAACAATACAATTAATTAAAGATAATCATGGTAAATTAGAAACAATAGATTATGTATAGGAGGTGGCAATAATATGGGATTACCTTCCTATGTAGTCAACTTTGATGAACTATCAGATCTTATTAAAGATTATTTACAAAATGGTGTGAAAGTTGACATAGGCAATATAAACTTTTCTACCAAAGATATGGAAAATTTATTATCAGAAATTAAAGATAAAATACAAGTTGTAGATTATAATGATTTAATAAATGCGTTAAATGCTTTAGGTGTAAAGTTAGATAATTTAAGTGGAAATTTAGGTATATCAGGCACACAGAAAATTTATGGGAAAATGCTAGAGATTCCTGCAGTAAAAGGACAGCATATAATAGAATTTAAGGGAAATGGACAAATAACAGGTATAACATATTCTCAATCTAGTTGGAGATTTGAAGATAGCTGGGATTTACAAGTAGGTAATGATAAATTATTTGAAAGTGTACGCACTAAAGAATATGGTGAACATAAATTTTTAAATGTATTTTATCCTATAAATGGCACAGTTAAATTTATTTACAATAATATTAGTGGAACTAATAAAGTTTTATGGGTAGACTTTAATATATTAGAAAATAGTAATTTACCTACACCTACTACACCTACTATACCTACCACTAGTGAAAAAAACTATAGATTTTTAGCTATAGGAGAAAGTGAATATACTTTACAAGGCGCTAATAACCTTATGGGTTGCACATATGATGCTGACAATATGTCTAATTTATTTAAAGAACACAAACAAAGTGCTAAATTTACAAAAAATATAGTTGCAAAAAATAAGACTAAATCAGAAGCATTAAATTTAATAAAAAGCACTTTTCAAGATGCACAAGACAATGATATTAGTTATTTGTTTTGGTCTGGGCATGGTACTGTATATGAAGATAAGTTTGCTTTGGTGGCAAAAGATAACATAATAACAGTATATGAATTACAAACAATATTGGATGATATAAAAGGTACTAAGGTAATATTTATTGATACTTGCCACAGTGGACTTGCTATAGATAAAAATTTTGCATATACATTAGCTGTAGTGGAGGAGAAACTTAGAAGTATAGACAAAACATTAAATAAACAAGGATATAAGGTTTTAACAGCTAGTGCAGGTTCAGAAACATCTGGTGACTTGAGCGCTGGATATAATGGAAATCCTAATCCTTCAGGAGCTTTTACATGGGCATTAACACAAAGCATTAAAACTAAGAAATCTGATAAAGATAAAAATAGAATTGTAACTTTGGAAGAATTATATCAAAGTGTATTACATTTTTATGATGAATTTAATATTAAGAATCCTTATTTAAAGATAACACAAACAGCTCAAGTTTATCCAAGAAATGATACAAGTTCAATCTTTGAATATAAAGAAGGTGCTTAATTTGAGCTTACCTAAATATATAATTAATTTTGAAGAACTTACAGAAGATTTAAAAAATCATTTGTTAAGTCTGATAGATGATAATATAAGAACTAATTATCCAGAGATAAATACTAATAATATACAAGACTTACTACAACAGTTAAAAGATTTATTGCCAAGTGTACAATATGAAGCGCTAAAGAAAAAAATTGATACTTTTATATACAGAAAAATTGAAGGCATTCAAAAGGTGAAAGGTATATTATTAGATATCCCAGCAATACAAAATGATTATAAAGAGCAAATTAAATTTGATAAAGATATATATATTACAGGACTACATTTTAATCAGACAGGTTGGAAAAAGGATGATAGATACAGTTTAGAAGTTAATAAAATGAAAATAATAGATAATGCAACAACCAAGGAAATAGGAGAGCATAAATACTTTAACACATTCTATAAAGTAAATGCTAATACGCCTATTTCTTTTATTTCCCATAATTTAAGCGGTAATAGTAGACAGATAATTGTGGATTTAGAGTATATAGATGGAGAAGATTCTAGTATTACAGTAGAGCCACCACCAGGCATAGAGGATATAGATAATGAATGGGATATAGCTGTGGTAATGAATTGGGAAGAGAATACAGATGCAGACATAGATTTACATGGAAAGATAGATGATAAAGAAGTTTACTTTGGTAATAGATCATATGATGGATTTTATCTTAATTTTGATTATAGAGAACATAAAACAAATAAAAATCCTGAAATAATAAGTGTTAAAGGGTACAAAAATAGAGAGCTTCATATAAGTATAAGGAATTTTAATGGAGTAGAACTAAAAGAGCCTGTAACTTTAGAAATATATCAATATAGACCTTATGGTAATAAACTACTTAAAAAATTTAATATTAATTTAGGAGCAAATAAGGATCTAAAAGAGATATTTATAATGGATTTAAATACTTTAAAAATAACAAATTTAAATAAATAATTGATAACAGGAGGTAGATAAAATGGCTACAGATAATTTTTATTTTGTTGAAGGAAATACAAGTGTAAAAAACTTAGTAAAAACATTAGCAACTGAAATAACACAAAATTCAGGTATATATAAATGGGATTTAGTTTATCCAGATAGCATAAATAAAATAGGATCAGCAGGAGAAGGAAGTACAATAAATCTTATAAAAGATAACTCTAAGACAGATAAAGTAGATACTGTATTTACAGTAGGTTCTCAAAATGATAAGTGTATTATAAAAGCAACAACAACCTATGGAAAAGAGTTTTATGTAAAAATAGATAGAGAAGAAGCGGACTTAACAAAAGAAGAAAAAAAGGCATTAATTGACTTTAATAAGTTGCATACTTATTATAACGGCAATGGGGATAGTTTTAGTAGAACAGATGCACAAGTATTAGAAATGATGGCTGGAGTTTCTGATAGATGGAGTAAAAGTGGTGATTACGATGTTTATGTCAGTGCTATGACTAAAAGCAATTCTATAAACAATATAAAATTGCAAATATCAGATAAATTAAACGCAGATAAAACAGATCTAGGTATATCTAAAAATATACAAGCTGAATATAATTATAGATTAGCATGGTATAGAAAATTACAACCAGAAATAAAAGACTTTTTACCCGTTCAATATTGGATAAATGTAACTAAAGATAGTATAAATTTAGTATTATGTGGAGATCCATCTGCGGATGTTCATCCTTATGAAAACTATCTTACATCTTATGCTTATATTGGAGCTTTAAAGCCAGTAGAAGATTCAGCTTATACAGATGATAAATATAATTTTGGTATAACTGTATCTTCTGATATAGAACCTAATTATTCAAAGGTTTATGGAGAAAGAACTGCAACAGGAGTAACAGATGTGTGTATGATAGCTAATAAAATAGGTATGCCATATCAACCACATTATCCAGCTTTTTATGCTACTAATCCTTTTATGGATAAATGTAATGTAGAAGGTAGTAGATATAATCATAAAAAACATCAATTCTCAGATATAACACTTGTACATCCAGTTGATATGGAAAGAGGTAAAATGATTAATGTACTTGTAGGTGATGCCAGTGCAATAAACGATACAGATAGATTAGCATATAAGAAAGATACAGAAGAGGAAGAATATTATAAGAAATTTAAAATTACTGCGCCATATTGTTTCTTAAACAATAGTGCTAATATAAATTATTGTGTTGCTATTAGATGTTATAAAACAACTAAATAAGAGAGGTGGTATAAATGCCCCTACATAAAATACCCCTATGTAGTTTTGAATATGTAGGGGACAATGCTTTTTCTAGTGGAACTTTTATATACGATACTACAGAAAAAGTAGTAAAGACTACAGAAAAATTATTTTACAAAGAAACAATGGGTGAAATAGATAAAATTAAAGGAGATAAATTATTTTATAAAGAACCTAAAGATAATATAGAGAAAGAAAAGAATAAATATATATCCAAGAAAATTACTGATATAAAAAAAGAATTTGAAAAAGAGTTAGAATTAAGAAATAAAGAAGTAAATAAAAACAATACTATATCTTTAGATAAAATAAAATATATAAGTATAAATAGAATAACAAGTAAGGAACTTGATGTAAGAAAAAATACAGATATATCTATATGTTATAACAATAAGTTATTGGTAAGAGAAATTCTACAACTAAATAAAGCTAATAATTTAATAAATTTATCTATAGATAGAGAAAATCTACAACTGAATAAATTCAAAAGTATATATACAGATTTAATAGTAGAAAAAGAAATATTTAAAGGTGAATCTTTACAAAATTTAAAACTAGAGAAGTATATAAATATAGAAAAGAATATTGGATATTATCTTTATAGAATCTATTGCAAGGAAATAGATATAGATAAATTGAAGTTTGTTGAGAAACATGGATTTAAAAATATAAATAAAAATAAATATAGATTTATAGATAGATCCAATCTAAAAGAAGTAGCTAAAATAAGTAATAAAACAATGTTAAACAAAGATATTATAATTGGAATAGATATAGATACAAGTATAAATAATTTAAAAATATTAGATTTAAAAGATATAGATAGAAATTATAAAACCATGTTAATGTATAATATAGCTCTAAAGGATATAGAAAAATATAGAATTAAAAATGCATTAAATAAAATAGCGCATAAAGAAATATGCAAAGACCATAATAAAAAATATTTTTATAAAGATGTATTTAAATTTATAGATAAAAGTATCAACGGGTATTTAGATAGGCAAGCTATAAGATCTATATTTAAATATAATAATAGATATTTAGATAGGGAATATACAACTAATATATTTAAACATAACGAAAAATATTTAGATAATAGCCCTATAATTAATATCTATAAGCAGATAGAAAGAGATTTATTAAATTTAAGTATATGGCAAATTTATAGACAAAGTAATAAATATTTAAATAATGGAGCTATAAGACAAATATATACACCTAATAAAAATAAGTTTATTGAAATGACCAAAAGATGGTGGTGGTTAAAACCTACAAATCCAACGGATAGGCTAATTGTTCCTAATAAAGATTATATATATAATAATGATCTATTAAATAATTTAGATTATGAATATCTAAGATTTAATAATCATCCTATTGAATGGGGGAAAGATTGGGGAGTGGATTATAACATTCCACCTATGACAATTAGTATTGAAATAATGTTAGATTTAATAAATATCTTAATAATGATATGGCATAAAAATACGCAAGCTTGGTTAAGTTGCACAGGTAAAGAATCTATCCAATTTATAATGGAATTGATTTATGATTGGTATACTTTAGATACATCAAGTCCAAATGTAGATTATATTAGAGCATACAGATGGATTAGGTGGGAGGCTGAAAAGGTATACTTCCTTAATACTGAAAATGGATTACAAGCTATAGGATTACTTATAGCTAATTTAATAGATTATCTAAAACAACATCATTTTAACTTGGTACCAATTTGGCATAATCCGAAAGCTATGGATATTGAAAGGGAATTTAATAAAGTAGCAGCTAATGGTGATATTATGAAGGATTTAGATAAACTAAAAGGTAAGAGAAATTACATGATAGAAACACAGAACTTTGAAAAGAAAAATATATTTGGGAGGTAGATAGTATGTTAACAAGTACAATAGATTTTAAAAAAACTAGACAAAAGATGTGGGGAATATTAAAAAATAAAACCTTAGCCCAATTACCATACGGCCATGAAACAGATAAAAATGGAAGTGAAATAACATCTTACGCTACTAATTGTTATGAAGATGCACTAGAGGAAGCACATACATTATTAGCAAATGGTATAGGAACTAAAGATATACAAATAGTTGAGTTTGTACCATATGATTATATAATGCAGCCTAGAGTTTAGAGGTGATCTCAATGAAACTTATACAAGTTAAAAATGGATTATTAGAAGCTGAGAATTTTTTCTTGGCTTCTTCTTTTGCTGATTTTGCGGGAGAAAGCAATATAACTAGAGATATTAAAACAGGTAAATTAAAACTAATAAGTAATAATAAAATAGAAAGAAAATTTGATTATAAAGAATTTGTTATTGAGGTTGAAAAAGAAAATTTCAATGATATAAAAGATATGGATTATTCCATGCTTTATTTAGGGAATAGCGATCATATTTTTGGTATTAAGGATTTAAAATCAAATGAACAAAATAGATATTGGAAAATACTTAAGAAAGATAATTATATACAAGCTTATTCAAGTAATGATGGTAAAAGTTATACAAACATGGGCGGAATGGAATTTGCAGAGTCACTTACAAAGCAAGGTTTTATGAAGTATAGTGATGAAGATTTTATATTAAATAATTATAAGGTTTACGCTAATCCCCATGTAACTATTCAGAATTTCCCAGAAAATACTTTATGTGAGTTATATGATTTAGATAATAATTTAATTAAAACTAGATTATTTAATTCAGATATGGAATGTAAAGTATTTATAGATAGCAACATGCGTGGATATTTTACATTTAAAGATATGGATGGAAAAATGATATATACTAGTGATGTTCTTCAGTTACAATATGGTGATATGTGGGTATTTAGTCCATACAATTTTGAAATTATATATCATGGAAATGTAGTAACTAATGTTAGTCCTGCTATGCTCGAAGATTTAGAAGAGCTAATAACAATTAAAAATATAGGAGATAAGGATTATAACAATATTAAAATAGGCACTGAAACACCTAGTAATGATTTAATACAACTGTCTTTTGATGGTATAAATTATACAGACTCTTTAACTATAGATAGTATAAAACAGAGTGAAAGTAAAGGTATATATGTAAAAATAACTAAAAATGCAGAAAATCATAATTTTGCAGTTAGAGATTTTCACTTAGTTATCAGTGAATAGGAGGTGGCTTAATGAGTGAATTTTTTAATGTAACTTTGGACAAGGATATAATTTTAGATGATAGTGTAATTTCTAATAAAACTGGATGGTCAAGTGAGAAAATACAAAAGGAAATAATAGATAAAAGAATTACAAAATTTGAGGAGCTAGAGGATGTAGATGTTACTAATAAGAAAAATAAACAATTAGTAGCTTATTCAGAGGAAACAGGAAAGTTTACAACTATTGATGGTATAGATGCAGGAGAAATAGTTGGCGCAGGGATGAAACAAATATCTAAAATGGGTATAGTGGGAAGTGCCGAAACACCTAGAATCGTTAACATCCCTGTTAACACAGTAGATTTTAAAGTGCCTCGTGTGAATGTTTTGAGATATGATACAGAAAATACACAGGATTTAATATCAGTTAAAAACGAATTTACTAATGATGAAAGTAATGATTTTAATGACAATAGAATGATGACCTTTGATGGTAAAGCACATTTAGAAACAAATCATATAAGTGATTTTGAAGTTATTAGAGATGCAGAAAGTTTCACTGAATATAGTGTTGATGTGGATAAAAGATTATTTAAAAAAATAGAAGGTTTTGAAACATTTGAAGATGGAGTTATTGAAAAATTAAAAACAAAGGCTATCCCATTTGACCGTTTACTTATTCCTAAAGGTGATATGAATCTAAGCAATGTAGATCATATAGATTATTTTAGATTAACTGCTAACGGTAATAATATTCGAATAGTTTGCAGTGTAGATAGCGGTAATACGTGGAAGACTTTTAGTGGAGAAAAATGGGTAAATGTTAATTTAAATGTGGATGATGTAAGAAAAAATGGGATGAATATTGCTACCTTTAATGCTATTAATGATGTGTTCTGGAATGAATTAGTTACTACTAAAAAGATAAGATTTGCTTATTTATTTAGTATGGACAATATAACAGATATTGAAGAGATAGATAAACTAGATTTGCAATATGATGGTGTTGGAAGATGGAAACAGGTTAAAGAAGATTTGTATGAAGTAATTTACGCTAGTAATACATTACTGCAAGTAGAATGTAAGTTCAGTGGAGATATTAAAATTAACTATTAAATTATTTTATTAAATAGATTGGAGTGATTTTTTTGGGAATAATTTTTCAGGATGCATTTGATACAGGAGCGGTATTAGATAAAAATAAATGGGAAATTAATACTTTAAACGGGTATGATGTAATTTTAGAAAATGGAAAATTAAAATTTTCAGCAACTGGAAGCTGGTGTGGAGCTTATGTTCATCCTAGAGTTAAAATAAATAAGAATAAAATAGGTCATAAGGGTCTTTCTATAGAATTCGATTATACAATAGGAAATCATTATTCATCAGCTGATAAACCATATGTGGGTTTTTATAATGCTAGTAAAACTCCAATAAGAGACAATAGGTATAATATGATTCAATGCGATGGTATTAATAGTTTTTTAATTTATTTAGCAGATAACTATGATTCATCTAAAAGAACTAAGTTTTCAATGGCTTATACTAATAAATTACTAAAAACTGTATCTGTCAATTATTCAGTAGGCGAAATTTTGCATATAAAGTTATTATTGAACAAAAATAAAAAAAATATATCTATGTTTATTGATAATGAAGAAGCACCTTTATTAGTATGTGATATTCCAAACTGGGATTCTCTTGGAGAAGAGTTGATTTTTGAGATAAATTCAAATAGTTATAGTAGGTTTGTTGAGTATTATGATAATTTCATAATAAAAAATATTGCAGAGTATAGATATTTATTAGAACAAAACAATCAATATTACTCTTTGAAATCTCAATTTTATAAAGGTGGTCAGTTCCAACCTATAACTGAATTAAATGAAAAAGAAACATTAATACAAAGTGATTTTGAAACTTATGGTATAGATGATTTAAATTCATTAACTAAAACTATAGATACTCAAGATATTAATGGAATTGATAAGGGGAATTTAGGTAATGGTAAATTATTTGAAATACCTTTTAGTAATGATTTTATGAGTATAAGTGAGGTGGAATAAATATGGCAAAATATACTGAAAATTTGATACCTAAAATGACTAGTGATTCTGTTAATGGAATCACTGTATCAGCAAGTTCTCATTATGGTAATGGTTACAAAGCATGGCATGCCTTTGACAGAGATTCTAAAGAATATTGGGTGGCTGGAAATAGTATTTCTACAGGATGGCTAAAAATAGATTTTGGCATAAATAATAAAAGAGCAATATCAAAATATACAATTAAACATTTTAATAATGATATATATATAAATAGTGCACCTAGAAATTGGACATTTGAAGGGAGTAATGACAATATTAATTGGAATATTTTGGATGCGAGAAATAATGAAATAAATTGGAAACTTAATGAACAAAGAGAGTATACATTCAAAAATTTTAATAAATATCAATATTATAGGTTAAATATTTCAAGAAATAATGGTGATCAATATGTAAGTATAGATGAGATTGAGATGATGGAAAGTATAAATATAAATAAATATTTGATAAAGGAAAAGAATCAATATTATACAATTAATAATATAGAAATAATTTTATCACCATCACAAACATTAGATGAAGATAATTTTAATAATAATGGATTCAATGACATTGATATACTAACTAAAGACTTATTATTGAGTAAATTTAAGAACTTAGAAGAAGTTAAATTACTTGTATATACAGATGATTTAGAAAAAAATAAATGTGAAATGATTTACAATTGTGAACCTTTTAGACCTATTGATGTATTAAAGAAAAATAGTGATTATTGTAAAGTTCTATTTAAAGAAGTATAGATATTAGTGTATGGGAATGTATACAAGATACATTAAAAAGGAGGTTTTTATATGTATTATTATATGTTAAAAATAGATAATATATATCCTAGTCCATATAACATATGTATGATATCCAAGATTCAAAATTCGACTACAAATACAGAATTAAAATATGTATCAGTAGATTCTTATGAGTATACTGGTGATGGTACTGGAGCATTTCAAGAAGATGCAGGAAATAGACGATGGCAAACAAATAGAAGTTCCTCATTCCCTCATTATATAATATTTTCATCTAATAAGTTATTAAATGACATTATAATAAAAACTGGTTCCAAAAGTGAAGGTGGATTTAGTGCAAAAAACTTTTCATTATATATAAGCAATGAAAAGTTATCTTATAGTAGTACAGCGTGGAATAAATTATTTGAAGGTACTTTTGATAACAATGATAATGATCAATTTTTTATTTTACAAAAGTTTAAATATCTAATAAGGCAAAATGAAAACTATTACTCAATAAATAATAGCTATATAAATTTAGGACAAGTTGATACAGAGGATGAATTAAATGATTTATTAGACAATTATGGATATGATGATTTATCATTTATTATTACTAAAGAATTAGATAATAAATTAATTCCTACTAAGATAAAAGATACTGGATATTATGAGTCATTTGATATAAATCTTAATGATGTAAAAGATAATATAATGTTATTTGAAGAAAATGATAAGAAATATATTCAATATAATTGTGATTATTATAAAATATTAGATGAAATTAAAAAAATTAATGGTGGCAAGTTTGGGATAGTTATGAAAAAGGAATAAAGATAATAATATAAAATATTCATTTTAAATAAAATAATTTTAGAATATAGATTGGAAGTGATAAAATGGAAATAAAATATACTGAAAATTTAATACCTAAAATGACAAGTAATACAACTCCAATTGGGAAATGCAAAGCTAGTACCACTTACGGCACAACATGGGAAGCGTGGAAGGCTTTTAATGATACATGTGTTGATGGTGATGATTGTTGGGCTACTACAAATAAAAATAGTTGGTTAAGTTACGAATTTTTAGAGCCTATAATTATAAATAAATATTCAATTTGCCCGAGGAATAGTGGAGATTTTAACACAGCGTCACCTAAAAATTGGAGTTTTGAAGGAAGTAACAATGGTTTAGATTGGGAAAAATTAGATACTAGAAAAGATATAACTAATTGGCAATTAATGCGTAATAATGAATTTATATTTAATAACAATATTCCTTATAAAATATATAAAATAAATATTTTTGATAATAATGGTGGTCATTATTTATGTATTGGTAAATTGTGTATGATGTCTAAGGTGACATATAATAAATATTTAATAAAACAGAATAGTAACTATTACTCAATAAATAATAATTATATAGATCTAGGAAAGATAGATAATAGTGAAGAGCTAAACAATATAATAGATGAATATGGTTATAATGATATATCTATACTCACTAAAGAACTAAATAGTAAAAAGATACCTACAAAGCTAGAAAAAGATTATTACAAGTCTTTCGACATTAACTTAAATGATATAAAATATAATATAAATCTTATAGAAGAGAATGATAAAAAGTATATTGAATATGGTTGTAGTAATTACAAAATATCAGATGAAATAAAAAAAATTAATAATAGTAAATTTGAAGTATTAATGAAAATAATATAAAATATTCATTTTAAATATAATGGGGTGATATAATGTCTGGAATAGCAAAACCTAATATTAAAAAGTTAGGCAAAGAAGGGAAGATAACGTTTTTATTTTATAATGATGAAAATAGGTTTGATAAAATAGAAACATTATTTGATGGTAATCTAAATACACATACAGGATATGGGGTACTTCTTAGTCCTACTAATTCAGATAGAAAAATAATTTTTGAATTACATCAAAAGAGTAACATATGGGCTTATGGTCAAAAATATACTGATGGTGGTGGTTCAACACCTAAACCAGTAAGCTTATACGAAAAAAGCAATAATGATGAAGATTTTAAATTAATACAATCCAATATACCAACTAAAGACAATGAATGGTATTTATTAGCTAACAACTTAGAAAAAGGGATTTATAAAATGACTTATACAAGTGCTTATACTATGTTTACAGAATGGTATGTTGAAGATATAAATCCATATAGATGTCTAATCAATCAAAATTTAAATTATTATTCAACTAAATCAAATTTTATTAATCTTGGACAACCTATAGATAATATTGAATTAAAAAATTGGTACAATAAATATGGTGCAGATGATGTAAATATAATAACCCAAAATTTAAATAATAAAGAATTCCCTATGTCTAAAGATGAAAGTGGAATATGGAAAACTGATTTTCAATTAGACATGAATGAAGTTATAGATAGTATTGAATTAATTGATACAGATGAGAATAATAAATCCATCAAATACAATTGTAATGATTATAAAATACTAGATTTATGTGATGATCAATTTAAGTTAACAATGTGTAAAACTAAATAAAGATAAATTAGATGACCATAATAGGTCTTTTTTATTGCAAAAAATTAGAGCATAGATATTATTTCTATTGCTCTAATTTTTTTGTAATATTTGTAATATAAGAAAGACTATAGATTAAAAGTATATACAAAAGATGTGTTTTATTTAATGGAGGTATAATGTGGAGTTAAAAGTTTGCGAGGAAAAACATAAAAGACTAGAAGAAAAAATTAATGTACATGATATTAGGCTTAATGATCATGGAAAAAGAATTGATAAGATAGAACAAAATCAATCTAAAATAGATACTAAAATTGAGAACCTTTGTGATCAATTAAAGCAACTTGTATCTGTCCTAAAATGGTATATAGGATTATCAGTAGGAGCTTTGGTAAGCTTCTTTTTTTATGCAATTCAACATAACATTTTTAAATAGAAAGCTAGGTGAATCATATTGGAGTTCTTAAAGAAATTTTTACAGATAAAAAAGATTATAGCATTATTCACTACTATAGTATTTTGTTATTTGAGTATTAATGGTAGATTATCAAGTACAGAATTTCTTTCTGTATTTACTTTAATAATAGGATTTTATTTTGGTCAAAGTTCAGCTAGACAAGCAGTTAAGGAAAGTAAGGAGCAGGAGTAAAACCTGCTCTTTTTATTATGCGAAATATTAGCTATAAATTTTCATGATAATTTTTTATTTTCAATTCAGTTATACAAATGATTATAGAAATTATCATTATTATTTAGTTGAAAAAAATAATAAAAAACACAGGAGGTAATTTTAATATGTTATTTAATTTAAATCCAGGACATACATTAGTAGGTGGAGATGTAGGAACTAGAGGAATAAATGGATTAAAGGAAGAAGTTTTAACAAGGCAATTAGTAGATGAAATAGATAAAGAATTAAGAGGAAGAGACCATAGAACTAAAAAGTTTAAATAA